TATACTAGATAATTAATCTTTTGTCAAGTTTATTAAAATAAAGATTTTAATATATTTGAATTTAAACTAGCAGAAATAGTCAATGTATTAATTACATCTCTAACCATCTGGCTACGTACATTAGCGGCTTCAATATCTGGTACCCATTCTGGTTTACCGTCTGCTGCAACAAAGCTATTATCCACCTTAGAGTCAGAAGTAGAAAAACCTCGAATCTCGGTCGATAGCCCTTTTAATGTATTGGCACAAATTCTATTAACAATACTTACAATAGAATAAACTTTGCCATTATACATTAAAAATTGCGCTCTGTCTAAACTGCCGATAGGAGAGCCTCCCGATACCAGCTATTCTCCAGAACCACTAATCCATTCATTAAAGAAGGACGCTGCAATAGTAGACCGAATAGCATTATAAGCTTGATAGAATCCACCTTTACGTCCTCCGCCACTTAATCTATGAGCAATAACATTGTATGCATATTGCTATCTATCTGGTGGTTCATTCTCTAAGAAGGTTCTTAGTGGAGTTCTACTAACAATATGGATATTTTTAGATTTAGCAGATTGCCATTTAATTGAAGCATTAGTAGCAATCTCAATGGTAGCTGTAGTACCATTCTATAGAGTAACCCCAAGATTAAATAATCCATTAGAGATAATATCTACTTTAGCTGTACGACCGGATTGAGCACCAACCGCAGTTCCAGATTGCTTAGTAGTAGGAATAGTACCTTTATCCCAAGTTAATTTACCACCAGATGATGCAATCAAAGAATCAAATGCCTAATCTGCATTATTTGAAATTTCGAATAGTACATTTTTCATCATTCGCTCTGCTAAAGGTTCACCAATAGCTCTAGAGAAGATATTAGCAATAGTAGAGGCAAAACTTTGAGTAGAAACAGAGCCATTGATAGATAGATTTTTAGCCGCAGCACTCAAATATCCTATAACTTGTGAAGCAATTCCAATCGTATTTAATGATACTAAAGATACCACATCATTATAAGCAGTCTTACCTTCAAATACTTTCTGTAAAGCTGCGAATGCTCTCAATTCACTCTTGTTTGGTGTAGCGTTTACAAGATCTAATGCTTGTTTAATGTAGTCAAAAAACTTAGAAGCATCGTCTACCGGACCGTTAAGTAGCATAGAATTATACTGATTAGATATATTCGTAACAGCATCTTCATACGATCCGCCGTCTATAACGCTACTATATTTCTCCATGAGTAGGTTGTTCATAGCTGCCGCAATACTATCAAGAGTTTCCTCCATAAGAGGACCTTCGCTTAAAGCTTTAATAATCTATACACTAGATCTCGCAGTCGTGGTATCTTGATCCATCTGCGCTATCAAAGCTTGAGCCTGCGCAGCAGATGCAGCTCCACTGGCTTTCATATCATCAAGAATAAGTTGAGTTTTATACTTATACCAAGCCGCGGCGGGCGCAGTTAAGTGCTATGCTGACTATTGTTTATAGTGGATATAAAAGTGATCGACGTATGCATCAACATCGATCGGCATACTCATGTCACCAAGATTATGTTTCTTTTGATGCATGGATGCGGATTTTGGTATTCTAGCCATATCTCCTTTACCTCCAGATAAAAAGAAAAAGGGAGGACATTAAATCCTCCCTTAAACTCAGATTAAGTCCTCGTCTTCATCCTCTACAAAGCTCAGTCGCTTAGCAGCAGATTGGGTTCGGACCGGTTCTGTATTTTTTAACTCCGCGTCATGTCCCTCCGGAGTGTTTATTCCCCCACTGCTGTGCAGGGCTTTCTGCTCTCCTCAGATGCAGCGACGTCGTCCATAACAACCTGGATAGCAGCAAGAACTTTCTTGGTAAGATCGAACTTGGTATAGCCAGGGAATGCGTCAACCACAAAGCTGAAAGTAGAAGGATCACCGCTAGATGCCATAGAGAAGGTGAAGTTAGACTGAACCTTACCATTAGGAATTACAAATTCCGCAGGCATATCAAGACCAGTATTCTCATCACGGAACAGAGTAGAAGCCTCAATATAGAAGTTCTGACCCTTAATCTCTGGGGTGATTTCAATTAGCATTGTGTTAGAAACCTTTTTGATGTAGTAGTCAACAAGAACAACCTTGCCAACTTCAAGATCCTTATGTCCAGCTGCGCCATCAGCATAGCAGGTAATAGTGGTCTTACCATCGCCATAAACAACAGCGGCAGGAACGCAAGGTTCAACATCAACGGTGCCAGAATCGCTTAACACCATGCAGAAGATATCAGCATTAGCATGCTTATAATCAGCTGCGGCACCAGTACCAGGAGTACCAGTAGCAACCCCATTCCAGCAAGCGATTTCTGGAATTACGATAGTGTTCTTAGTGTCTACCTGAACCTGAGAAGTCATGTGAACATAAACAGGCTTGTTTTCAGTAGCTTTTGCTAGACCAGCACCAGAAAGAATAGCCAAGCTCTCTGGACTAATAAGAGCATCTTCCATATTGAAGGTAAGAGTACGCTCGCCTTCCCATGCGATCAAACGAGTGTTACCACGTCCACCAGTTGCATAGACTGTGGTAGAAGCGCCCTCAAGGCTAGAAGTCTTTAGAGAGTCGAAATAAATGACAGGCTCATTCTTATAGAAAGTGCGGCCGCCGAGAGTCATCTTAGACTTAGCACGGAATGCTACGTCGCAAATTTCGCGTACGCCAAATCTCATAGTATATTTCCTCCTTATTTATTGGGATGTAATTCTTTCATCCAAGATTCAACTTGTTTATCGGGCTTCCCGCCCGCAAGTCTAACTTTAAGGTCGGTATCCCATTCAACATAACCCGTATATCTCTCCATTAAATCAAATAATTGAAACATATTTAATGCTCCACATTCACTTAATGAAATAACTTTGGCTACTGTTAAAATAGAAATATAACGAGTTAGAACGCTTTCATTACTTGCTCCTTTCTATTCAGCAACCTTGCGGCGATTCCGCATGATTTTATCCGCGATTTCTTTAGCTCGATCATTGGCAGGATTATAAATAACATTCTCGCCCTAAAACAAGCTGTTTACGCATAAAACCTCGCGCATTACGCTCTAGAAAACAGTAAAGTTACTATCATCTATCATTACTGTTTTAGCGGAATCACCAACGATAGTAAGAATAATACTATTCTTAGTAATCATTGCTGTATACTCAGGAAAAAGTAACTTAAGCAAAGTAATCAAAGCAATCTTTTTTTCTTTATCCTACGATTGCTCTAATACTTTCATCAATACTTGAAAATTAGTCAAAGACGCTAAAAGAGTTTCGTCCTATACTAATGACTCTTTCTCTAAACAGATATATTGAACAGCCATAAAAAATTGCTACTCACCCATGTAAGCTATATCTTTAATGGTCGGGACATGGACAGTTAATTGTAATTCAGGAATAGGAATATCAATCCCGGCCATTAAAGCTAGTCTATAATCAGCCATTTACAGGATTTTTCTAGTCCTCATGACCTCTAACAGCTAGATAGGTCAAGGACACTCCTGCAAACTCTTCATTATATACATAGGGGGTAGCAGATACAAATTCAAGCTCACCGATACCAGTCAAATGAGTTTTATCGAGCATAGCATCTATCTCTCCTGCGACTCTATAAGGGCGTAGCTCAAAGTCTCCTAAATCCCAGTTGTCATAGTGACAAATAATATCAATACCAAATGTATTATCTCGATATTCTGGATTCGAAGCGTTTCTAATGACAGTGCCATAAGTCAATCTAATATAGGTTTTTTCTTTACTATCAATCTTAATCTTTGGGACAGATGAAATCTGGTGACTAGTAAATAGTTCCTTAATCTGTTCTCCGTTTGGTAAAGGTTGAGATTGCCAGTCTCTTGTTTCATAAACTAATAATCTCAAGAGATTAGGATTTGATAGAATACGGTCGATAATAATTGCCGCGTCTTTAGGCATACCCAATAAACTAGACTTGGGGTACTCATATGAATTATGTTTCATGCGCGATCACCTCAATACAATGATTCAACTACAACGACCTTTTCTCTTACATCATTACCCTTTATCCATTGTAATGTGAATTGACCACTTGTAGTTTTATTCCAAATCACTGTAGCTGTCTAATTTCCAGTTACCTGTAAACAGGCAGGTACATTTTCAAGTATCTTCCATTTTCCGTCCGCAATATCGACGGAGTAAGTAGCCGCAATTTTCGGCTTTATAAAAGTCTCACCGATAATCTTGCTATCAGGAGTTGGATTAGTAGGTTCAAAGACCAAACCATCCTTCATCTCTTTCTCAAGGTCATCAGTGGTATCATTCCAGTAATTCTCTTCCGCATTAACTTCGATAATATTTTTCATACTAATCGAATCTGGAGCTTCAACTCTCCAGCACTTTCCCGCAAAGATAAATTCTGAATATCTATCAAAAGCATGAAGTGTCTTTTCATTACGCGGCATAAGAATATTCAAACTTAGATTAGGAGTATCAATTCTCTATTGATTCTTTTGAATAGAGTTAATTTGTGTCTCCACAGGACCTCGAATGGCTGCATAAGTAGAACACCAATTACCATCCTAATCCTTGAAACGAATCTTATATCTACAGCGTCTTATTTCTCCTCTAAAGTAGGCATCTTCAGTAATCTCTTGAGTATAGATTAACCAGTATGTATTTGTTTTCTTCCATTCAAATACATCACCAGGTTCATAACCATGCTCGTAATCAATAGAAACGATCTTGTCGTCGTAATCCTGTTTTACCTTATCTGGATTGATAAGAGCGCGAATCTCTCCATAAACCCCCATGTCCGCATCTACACCGGAGGGTTCAATCTCAAGAACTTCTGTATTTCTCTAAACCATCTCAATCGAAGCGGCTTGATAAGAATATAGCAAAGCCCTATGTAAAGTGCGTTGTTTATCCTTAATCATGCGGTCTTCCTGATGAATACCGCCTTGCCACTCGAATCTCTTCCGCATTAATTCTAAATTAATCATTGCGAATCACCTGAGTTAATAAGTCGATACATCTAAATACAGTCTTTCTATAAATCATAAAATCATTACAAGCATCTGAGGTTAAGCCCTCTAACTTTGATAATAAAATTAACCCTTCTACTTTATCCTTGTAAATATGCACCAAACCAGAAATTTCTTCTAGCATAGTTTTTAGATGTGTCTCCCAATCTTCTCCATTTTCACGCATAGGAATTAACTTCCATAGTTGATTGATAAGTCTCTTCATATCTTGGTCGATAGTACTCATTGGAAAGTTAATATTATACTTATCCATCGAAGGTACTCGTTTCTCTAAGAGTAGACCAATTAGACTTAATAGAGCCGTTATTATCAATCATCTTTCTGCGTTTATAGAGGCGTTGCATATGATGCGCCTAACGCTCAGCCTCTTTTTTAAGTTCCATTAATTTAGCGAGATGGTTTGCTTGAGAGGTCATTTTGAAATCGCTACCAGAGTATTTCATTCTCGTCTGTTCAACAGACGCCACTTGACGCTGAAGCCAAGTATTATACATTAGTAGCGCAAGAATGTTAATTTCTTCGGAAGTTAAATGGCAATTAAAAGTCTCACCATTCACGTCATAATCATAGAGTGGAAAACGCGGAAATTCAAATCCTGGGATGGCATCAAGTAAGATATTTAGCAAATCTTTCTTGGTGTCTTCCTCAGTCCACTCCATATACATATCATCGGTAATCTTACCGAAGAAACGATTGTATATATCTTCAAAGGGTGTAGGATCCCCTTGAATTGGATACTTTTCATCCATGGGGATTACCTCCCTTATTCTTTAGCCTCCACGGGCTTTTTAATTGTAGTGGTAGAAGAACGGCGTCCGGTTGCCGCAGGAGTGCTAATAACCTTTTCGGCCTTCTTCTCGTTCTCGTCAGGTTTCATATTTTCGATAGCTTTGCTCACATCAAAACCAAGCTGAGCTTTAATAGCCTCTCTCTTATCGTAGTCATTTAATGGTTTGCTAACAGCGTACTGTTTGATAAGATCTTTTGTGCCATTAGGAGCAAAATCAAGAGCATCCTTAAATTCATCAATAGAACAAGATTCCATCCAGCTGGGAATCTGTTCCTCAGTCAGATAATACTCTGGTTCTACATCCTTATTAAGTAAATGACGAAGAATTTCATCATCATTAATAAAGAGATAATTATAGATAAGCTCTTTTCCGCCGCCCATCATAGACAGAGAATCTAACTCATCAACCTTGATATGCTTAGTTTCATGAGGAGCGAACTCTCTGCGGACGCCCAATTCGGGGATATTATAAATAACAAAGCCTGCGCTCTTGTTAGTGACATTACACTGGTCTTTCATAATTAAAAACTCCTTTTTCTCAAATAATGAATTAAAGGGGATAGGGATATATCCCTATCCCCTCGAATAGTTTATTGAATTACGTCAAGCTTGCCCTGAAGCTGAGTATCAACGTAAGAGAAGATGTTGTTAGTCATCATAACGCCAACGCCAACCTTGCGGTAGACCTGGATGTCACGAGACCAGTCATCATTGTCATTACGCTCACGAACGTGAGTAGTACCCTCGAAAGCAACCTTAACAGGCTTCTCGCCAGCGCCAGAAGGAATAACCCAAGCATAGCCAGGATCGATTACCTTACGGCTGTTGGTTTCATCCTCAAGAGTCTGAGGAAGAATTACAACACGAACACCCTTATAGTTAGCAAGATAACCGGTGTTCCAACGCTCGTTACGAATCTCGTCAGAGATCCAGCCCTCAGCAGGAACAATCTTTACTGCGAACTCACGAGTGCAGTAAATAGTAGGAGTGCCATAAGCACTTGCGGTAGTAACAAGACGGTCAAGACCAGTCTCATCGAAACCAGCAGCGCTTACACGGTTAGCAGCGGGAAGCTGATCAATTGCGCCCATAAGAGCCTGAGCGATCTCACGATAAATGAGTTCGTCCATGCCATCCATAATGATCTGAGTGAGTTCAGCGAAGTTCACACGACCGTCAAGGAACTCTTCGAAGCCAATCTGAGCGGCTCCGCCGATAGCACTGGTACCAACTTCGAAGCTCTCAGAACCGAGCTTGAAGGTCTCGTATACGCCGGCAAGACCGACACGAGTGATGAACTGCTTAGCGCGAGTCTTACCAGTTCTACGCTTAAAGACGGGGCGATCACCCTGAGCGAATGTCTGAATCTCAGCAAACTGACCATAAGCGTTGATCAGACGATTAGGAACGATATCGTCCATAGTCTGCTCCATGAGAGAGAATACCAAACGCTTATTCTGCTCATAAAGCTCTTCAGTACCAACGAGAGCGTTGAGTTCACTACGAAGAGTCTCGTTCATAGCGCTGTAAGAGAGATTCTCGTTATTATAAGAGAAGTTAGTAGAAGGAGTAGCGTTAGCTACATTCTTCATTAACTGTAGTAAATTAGCCTTATCCATTATTTTAACCCTCCTTTATCAACCAATGCGCTGAACTTTAACGCCAGGCTGTAAGTCAGGCATGGTGTAAACCTTTACAACCACGAACTTAGGATCTTCGTCTCCGCCTGTTGCGGTTTTACCTTCATCCTTAGTCAGATAACCATCAGTATCAATTTTGAGCTGATCGCCAACACTTAGAGAGCCAGCTTCAGCCTTAATTGTATTAGTAGTCCAAATGTCGCCGTTAGGGACAGCGATAACACGAGGAACCATCTTAGTGCCATCTGGCATTAGCTGAGGATAGTTAAAAGTCTCAACTTCCTTCTTGAAAGCAGCGTTGCTACCCTCGCGGACAGCCTCACCAGTATAATCAAGAACGGTCTTAAGATCGGACTTAGTCTGACCGATTGGGCTATAGACACGAGCATTGTAGCGATCCTTAATCATAGCGAAATCAGCATCAGTCTCGCGATCCTCATAAATCTTTACTTCATTGAAAACCATGCGCCATGGACCTGCACCATCAAAGTCACAGACACCCTTGGCATAATCGTATTTTACGAACTGGCCATTCTCAAGTAGCTCGATGCTTGCCGCTGCGGGAAGCTGAGCGTACACCTGGCCATTGCGCTTAGCGGACATATGGTTAGGTTCAACCTGGCCATATCCGTAAGTTACAAAAGTAGCGTTACCTAAACGCTTTGCACTCTTAGCCATATTATTTAATCCTCCTTATAGCTTTTTCGCGGTTTCGCGAACTGCCTTAATCCACTCTGGGACATTATCATCAGCGGGATTTTCAAGATTAAACAATCCCTTGGGCTGGTTATCGTCCTGTTCATTGTTGTTATTAAGGTTAAAGTTGACCTTGTTGCGAACGCAGATAATAGACAGCTTCGCTTCAATGTCATCCAAAGAATAAGTATCAATATGCTCAACAACATCCTTCTTGTCGTCGTCGCTCAGCATATAGAAACCATCAATCATGCTCTGCTTTTCCTTGCGGTCCGCAGTCAGCTTGAACTCTCTGAGAGAAGTTACCTCTGTCTCAAGGTCGCTCTTCTCCTGCTTAAGAGTCTCAAATTCGCCCTGAAGAGTCTCATACTTACCAAGTAACTCAGTATACTCAGTTACTTCATCAAGATTGTACTTCTTCTTAGGCTCTTCCTTGTTATTATCGGCAGGCTTGTTGTCGCCGTCCTTTGGCTTATTATCTTCTGGAGCAGAATTGCCTTTTGGATTCTTCTTGTTCTCGTCCTCAGGCTGCTTCTTTGCTTCGAAGTTAGGATCCTCGGGGTTGCCGAGAGTCTTTTTATTCTCGTCCATAGTCTCGTGAGAGCCTCCTTTATTCAAAGTTTTCTGTAATTCAGTTAGCATAGAGAACATCGTAGTTCTAAGTTCTTCCATGTTCTCTAGGGAGAATTCAGTCTTGAATTGTGCGCCCTCAAAACATGGCTCAACTGATTCTCCGAGAATACAAAGTTTTTCAATCAATGCTTCATTGTAAATGAAAAATCTACTACCCGAATTATTATCTTTTGCCCAAAAACCTTTTTGAGTTTCTTTGTTCAGTTCCATAGACTGATTGTTGCCATGCTCGAATAGTCGCTGAGATTCAGGGTAAGCGCTCGTCCAGATGTAACATTCAGTTACAAGATACTCACGCTCAACGCCTTCGTCATCAAACTTCTGGAACCAAACTTTCGCGTCCGTGGGGACGAAACCGTATGGTTTAGTGGTGTCAAGAACCTCGATATTTCCGCCACCCCGCAGAGAAATCTCTTTGTTGTGTCCTTCAAAATCGTTTGTTGCTTGATTAAAATAGCCAACAACAGGAGAACCTGGCAGTTTTCTGCCCATCTCTGTTGCAACTTTCTTAGTGATAACAGTTCCGTTTCTGTTGGGATTTTGTCCTACATAACAGACCTTCACCTAACACTTGCTGATTAAAGGAGATATTTCAGTCGCATTGATGAATTCCAATGTGTTAGCAATAGGAATACTAATATGCAAGTTCTATCCCTCCTTATGACATGCTTTCACGGTTAGCAATCGTCTTATCGCTCTTTTCCTCGTCGGACTTTTCCGGACGACCAGACTATTTCTGTTCCGTTACTTTTGTTGTGCTTGAACTTGTCTACTTATTCTAAGAGTTATTCTAATCATTCTAATCTTTTTTGACCACGCTTCCACTCATTGTACTACTCATCATGGGCGGAATCATAATCTCAGATAGATGTAGAATCTCATTTTCGAATGTTAAAGTAGCCAGAATACTAGATTGAGAATGACCAAGAGCAATTTGTGGCAACATCTTAGGATAGCCCATTTGCGCGTGTTCTTTATACAACTTAGCTAGTTCTTTATAGTTAAATTGCGTTGTTTCTAGCATGGATACTCTAAACTCGTAATGACCCTTGCGATTAAATTTTTCCACTATCTTATTCAACAAATTAGCAAACTGTAAAGGTAGTTCTCTAATACTGGCTTCATCTGTTAAGATAGCATTAGTTACAGCTAAGTTGCCGTCCGCATTGAATAAGTTACGAGAAATACCAGCATTATTAAACACAGTACGTTCAACTTTTTCAAGGTCATCTGTCGTAGTATTGGAATTACTATCCTTGGTATCAATCTTCTCAATATCAGCAAAAGTAGTAAGCACATCCACGCCAACCGCGCGCTTAAGCATCGCAACCGCATTGTTATGGATATCTCTTGCTTCATCTACGTCAAAGATTAAGTCACCATTCTTATCAAGCGGTAATTTCTGGATAATAATTTTTAATAGCTATTGCATTGTCTTCTATCTATCTAACTCTTGAGCTTGGTCAAGGTCAATGATAGAGGGAATAACTCCAACAAGAGGTGGAAAACAGCTATCATTCAATCCCAGCTTCACCGAAACTGCGGGATCGAGAGGATACCAGCAGCTTAAATCTCCTGGATAATCCCCCTTAAGCTTGCCTTGTTTATATAAGACATAGCCTTGCTAAACATCCTTGGGGAATGTTTTTAGAATTGCCATTCTCTATTGAATATTAGAAAAATAGGCATCAAAGAACTAAAGATTTAGTTCTACGATTGGATCAACTCCAGAATAATAGCGATTACGACAATATGAAGCGGGGAGTTTTTGAATACCAAATCTATCCCCAAAATCTACAAAGATGCCATAGTAGACACCATCTTTCATAATATCGAGAGCAATATTTCCACATAGTCGCTTAACGTCAGATCTATCGAGGTACAGTAGTACCTTTGAGAAGTCACCAAGAATCTTATTTTCTTTTTCCTTAGATACATCTGTAAAGTAAGGAGTTACATACCAGTCATATCTATAAAGAGTAGCTAAGTATTTACACAATCTGTAATAAATACCACTAGACTCAAAGAAATATTCAGAAATCTCTCTTAGTGTCTTGTAATCATGTCGGTAAATAGCATTGAGAACAAAGCCCTTATCGCCGTAGTTTGGGTTGACCTTCTTGTAAGTGCCAAGATTTACGAGTGCATTATCCACGGTACGAATGCCCACCCGCATTTTAGCATAATCACGTGGAGCCATATCTTCTTCGCCCATTAGATTAAAGCCTTTATCTCGTATATCTTGTTGTCTGCGCTTAAGCAAGGTTTGTCACCTCCTTAATACCCGGCCTTCTGCATTATATAGTCATACGTTAATATATTTTCATCCGTATATGGAATCTCTATTAAAGTAAGACCTTTCAATGCGCAGAATCTCCTCTTTTGATTATCATTATATTTCTATTGATACAATCCTCTATTGCCGCCAAATTTACTGACTGCTTGATAATGCTATTTTCCTTGATACTCAATCAAGAAATCTAGATTGCCATCGTCATCAAAAACGGCAAAGTCAAAACGTAGAGGACGTCCACTAGGGGCTTTCAATCCCGCGAATTCATACTCTTCTTTAAAGTTAATATCATTCGCTTCTAGGATCTCATGTATCTTAATTTCTCCTCTTGATGCTCGCATAGATTAAATCACATCCTCTATCTATTATTAAAAAATCTAATAGGGCTATTATTTAACTATGCCCACTTAACTAATAAACATAAAATCAGCGAAGCGACCTTTCTTTCTCTCGCGCTTACTATCTTCTTCTTGCTTGATATAATATAGACCGTATTCAAAAGCTGAGAATTTATCCTTTGTAATAGATTTATTAGCTTGCTTCAAGATAATATTAACGCCTTCATTTTCCTCGCGCAAATTCAACATTTCATCTCGCAGAATAGAAGTATAAGTGAAAGGTTGTAAATATGCCGCTCTCTCTTCTGGTTTCATTGCTTGACCCTTTTTAGTTCCTAACAACTTGTTCTTCGCAATTCTTTCGTCAATTAAGAATTTCACCTTGCCAGCCCGCATTTGCGTCTATGCATTACTGTGAGCTTCGGTGTTAATTGGCGCATTAGCTTTAATCTCATAAATAGCATCATATTCCGTTCTATCAGTTCTATACTTCTTATACTCTCCATCATCATCATTCTATACGCCAAAATCAGGGAAGAAATCATCTGTTTCAGGGTCAACTTGAGACTTGACCATATAGTCCATTAGACCAGCGCCCAAACCATTACCGTCGATAACAACGGTCTTAGCCTTGAACTAATAATATAATTTTTTAATCTTAATTGCCTAATCTTCAAAGTGCTCGTCGTCCATTGTAAACATATTAACCAATGATTTAATTGCAGGTCCCTAAGACTGTGGTGTAACTTTGAAAACACAAATTACACTTTGACATTTTTTACGTCCAACGTCCACAGACAAAACATAATAAGCTCTATCAGAAGAACGACCAGAAGCTTCATATTCTGGTTGTTGTAATTTACGATTACGGTCAAATACTTCTCCATTGAAGAACGCATCCTCAACTGTACCACTCCAACGAGATTCATACTCTCGATCAAAAGAAGCCTCATTGAAGGTGCCATCCTATTTTAGCTCTTGAACAAAGTTTTTACTTTGTAGACCAACTAATACAGGAATACGCCAAGTACCGCCCATAACAATCGCTTTCTCTGGATCAAGAACCATACGAATCAAGAGCTGAATCAACTTATTGTACGGGAAAGTATTCTTCCAGCCTGCGGTGGTGACATAGATTTGACTCTTATTCAAGGTTTCTGCCTCTTGAACAGTACCATCCATACACTCACGATCAATGTTCATTAGAGGAATAAGGACTTCGTTCAAAATGGTGCCATCGACACCAACACATTCCTCAATTAGGCCTCCGTGACGACGCTTACCACGAGAACTCTCTCTTGCGGCAACGTTATCAAAGTAAGAACCATTCTTAAAGATATATTTACAATAGTCTTTACCTTCTTGAGTCTTACCTCTTCGCCAGTCAATCTCTCTTTCAAATGCAGGAATCTTCTAGCAAATTTCCTAAACCTTTTCTTTAGCAATACCAGCGGCCTGCTCTTTACCTCCAGAAGTAACAAACAGTTTACTTCTTGGATACAAAATACATCTACACATTAGTACCATAATAGATAAGAAAGACTTGGAATAGGCACGCGGGAATACCATGTATACATACTTGTAGCGCATAGCCGCCCGCAAGAATACTCTTTGGTAGAAGAAGAAATTCAATTCCTTCTTACGAGTAAGATCTCCGCCAGTCTAGAGGAAATCTACGAAAATATCAGGATATTCTCTCCAAAAAGCAATATATTGGCGTGCCGCAGGAATGATTGCCCGCACGCGTTCTTCAGATAAACCAATCTTCTTATTTTTATTGGAGAGGTTTAATAAATCAGCTAATGCCATTTACTCCACCTCCCGCAGATATTCCTTATCCTTCTCAGCTTCCTATTGTTTCATTTCTTCAAATTCTTCATAGTCAGCATCAGTCAATACTTTATCTTCTGGATAATCGTAAATCTCATTGTCTTCTTCATCGCCACCATCAACGTCAATCTTAGCTTCTCTTTCCTTATCTTGAGCAATAGCTCTAACAGATGCGTCAATCATGTTACCGAGATTCATTTCTTCTGTAACAAGAGAGTAAGTATAGTGTTGAAGGTCTTGTAAAACTTTATCTACCTTATCCATCGGTCCATCGGTGTAATAACGAGGAATAAATCCTTCACGCTCGCAAATTGTAACTAATTCACCAATAGAATCTACAAATTCACCAGATTCAGCTTTATTCTGCGCGGCTGTGAGCTTAGCGCTCTTCATCAAGCTATCATACATCTTGATCATCTTCTGCGCACCATCGACATCGCCGCAGTCTAGAAGCTAATTAGATTTCAATGAAGTCTTACAAATCATGATAAGAGTATCTTTCATACCTGCTCCTTGAATATCATATGAAGCCATCATATCATTATATAATTGCTCCAATCGCACCCATTCCTCTGGGCGATATCCTCGACCCCACTTAAGTCTCAACATTACTTTATCTTCTTCGGTAAGTTCGTCTGAAAAGTCATCATCAGCTTCTGAAGGATCGTAATATTCAGGAGTACCTACAGCCTCTTGTGGCTCAGTTAAAATTTTGGGCTTAGGAGGAGTTCTGTCTGTCGCAAGCTCAGTCTCAATCTCTTCACCAGTCATACCTTGCGCTTTCATTTGATTAATCTTGCGCATACGCTGCTCTTCTTCAAGAGGTTCTGTATCTGCCCAAGAATACTGGCTCCATTGCTTCAATTTCATCTTCGATAGATAACGGCCAATAATAGTTAGTCCAGTTACCTTCTTTGGGTCTTTACCATATTTCTCAAGTAAAGCATCCCATTCTTCTTTAATATAAGGCACATCAATTTCTTGTAAAATCCATTTATATGTTTCTGGGTCCCAGTTATCGACGTGCATGGTTAAACATTTCTTGCAAATATCCATCTTTCCATCTGGTGGATATTTTTCTACGTTCTTAGAAGTGTAGAATTCACTATCATTCATAGTCTTTCCGCACTTCTTGCAAAAATGCTGTCCAGCCATACGAATCAACCTCTTTTCTTATTACGGCATTTCTTACAAATAGAATACCAATTATCTTTACTTGTCTTATTCTTTGAAAAGAAAAGATTGTTCGCTGGCTTAATCTGTCCACATTTAGAACATTTTTTCATTGGATAACCGCGTTTAGTGTACTCCCAAATTAAGAAATCTTCTTTAGCCTATTCCGCAATTACCTTCGGAATCTTATTGCGCCACAGACTAGAAATATATTCTACACTATAGGTTTGATGAAATTCTTCATCAAGTAACTTTTGAATCTCGCTATTTGGTTTACCATCAATCTTCCACTCAACAATTCTATCATAGATAGGATAATCAGCAAGGGCCTTAGTACATAAATTATCAAAGTCTTGCATTAAATACCAAGTATCTCCCTCAAACTAATCCCAACTATCTTCCTTGAGTTTAGAATAATTACATAAAATAGCAGATACTACTTTAGTATCCATTAATGAAATGCCATCTACAACGATTTCAGAACCATCTAAATAACTCTTATCATCAAGAGGTAGTGATGTTCTAGCAGATCTCGTTAATCGACACGGAATAACTGGCTTCTAATAAGCCTATTTAATAATATATTGATCTTTCCGCATCTCAATTAATGCTTTCTTCATCATAAAAGCAGTCTTACCAGAGGCGTGCTTCGCTGCTGCTTCCCAAGCGTTTATAGTATCTCGCAGTTGTTTCAAACAGGGGATTGTCTCTAAATCTTTATCTGTAATCGAAATCTTCGGTTGAAAAATTACATTCTTATTTTCATTAACTAAATTATAAATACCATCTTCGCCGTTCTCTAACTAACTAACAAGACCCTCGAAAGAACATTCTCTCTTGTTTACCGTAGTCATACGGTTATCTGTCAGTATATTGCGTTCTTTTCGCTCTTGCTTTTCCATGCAGAGAACAAGATAATTACCTAAAATTTCAAGATACGCGGGACTAATATCCGGCGTTTCCGCAATTATCTTTTCAACTAGCGCTTTACGCTCTTCTGGAGACTCTAGAGTATAATCTAATTTAATCACACTTGTCATCTCCTTTATGCTTATATAATAACAAAAAAAAACTGGTATGTCAAATCTATTTGACCAAATTAAATTAT